TGAGGGCAGCAACACCGCCATGACCGGCCTTGTGGCGGGCAAGCGGTTTTTGTCCACTACCGCAGGCACCAGCAGCGCCACACCACCGGCCGGCACGGGCAATGTGGTGCAGATGGTGGGCTTTGCTACCAGCACAACGAGCATGAATTTTCAGAGCGGCACGCCCGTAACGCTGGTTTAAGGCTGACGCACCATGACTATTCGCAACGCGCTGGTGCTGCTAAGTGGGCAGCTGCAAGAGCTGCCCGCTGGCGATACGCTGGCCGGTGCTGCTGGCCTGACTACAGGGCAAATCAATAATATTGGCGTACCTGGCCAGCAGGGATTTGGGGTGGGTATTGCGCCCAGCCTGCCAGGATGGTTCAACAAACTATACGGCACCGATGACCAGAGCGCTGATACCTATGGAAATTATCAGTACCAAGACGGGTCGATCATGTGCTATGTGCCCGCATTTTTTTACAAGTATGGCACGGGTGCGAACGGATTTGCGATCAACGTTGTTGACATCAAAGCCTATAGTTACTTTACCGATGTGGCCACAGCCAACGCTGCAGGCTACGCACTGCACCGCGCTTTTTATAACGGCGGCACGGTGCGCCCTGGCTTTTTTGTCGACAAGTACTTGGTTAGCAACAATGCCGGCGTGGCTAGCTCGACCAAGAATGGTGTGCCACTGTCAAGCGCCCAACGTGGCACCATTGCGGCTACGGCTTTTTCAAGCCTGAATGGTGCGCCCCCAAATTTTTTCTACGGCGCAATTGCGGCAATAAAAACACGTGGAGCCTCTTTCTTTTGCAGCAGTCTGTTTGTGCATGGTGCTCTGGCGTTGCTTGCGAATGCACACGCCAGCGCATCATCCAACACCACGTATAACGGCTGGTATAGCGCAGGCAGTACCAACTTTCCGAAAGGCTGCAACAACAATGCCCTTGGCGATGTCAATGATGCAAGCATCGTTTATCTGGCAGATGGCACAGGCACAGGTTGCGGTAAAACTGGTAGCGCCAACTTTTTCAACAAGACTACTCACAACGGACAAGCCAGCGGGGTAGCCGACCTTAATGGTGTGTTGTGGGAGGTTGCGCCTGGGTTGACCAGCGACGGCACCAGTTTTTACTTGCTTAACACCACCGTTGACATGGCTGCCGTCACCGGGTCAAACACGTTAGCGACTGACTTGTGGGGAACTATGGGCCTGGCTGCTTTGTATACCAATATTGGGGCAACTTATGGTGCGTTAACCGCCAGCAGCACGAACAAGATTTTTGGCGCTGCAACCCAAGTGCTTTCAGAGGCTACCAGTGGCACCGCCTGGGCTGCTGCTGGTGCAGGTATACCTTTGGTAGGTGGCGTTGGTGGGTCAAACCAGTTTGGCTCTGACTACATGCTGGATTACCGGCCTGCAGATATGTGCCCGCTTGTCGGCGGTGGCTGGGGCCAATCCTCGTATGCGGGGGTTTGGGCCGTGCATTACAACGCTTTGCCCGACGGCTCCTACGCTGATGTTGGGGCTCGTGCGGCCTTGTATCTCTGAGTGACTGAGCGATAGCGGTGGGAACTCATGATGAAGCCAAGCTCGATACCAAGTTCATTGATTTTGCAAAGCAAATGAACCTGTATTTGAACCATTTTCCAAAGCACGAGAAATATGCTCAGGCCGCCAGCAGCGGCGACCTTCAAGGCGTGATTTCAATTTTTGGGCCACGCTAATCACACCGCTAGTTTGCGCCACTTTTTAACCACTTTACACGACCATCACCATGATCTCTTTAATTGCTTACCGACAAGTTGTAGACAACATTACCACGCACACACTGCGCCTGCCTGATGGGACGCAAGGTGGTCAAGCTGGCCAGGAGCTTGCGACCTTGCCCGACGGCAGAACTGTGGTGGTGATTTTTGACGGGTTTACGCTGCCGACCGCGCAGCCTGATGCGATTGCGCAAAGTATTGAGCTGCTTGCAGCGCCGTTGCCAGACCTGCTAAAAGAACAAATCAAGGCCGCCAGCCCCCAGGTGCAACTGATTTATCGCCGTACCGAGGAAAAAATCAGAGAGTTGTACAGCGCCAGTGATGAGGCCAAATTTGCCAGACTTGGCGTAGGCGTGGCTCTGGGAGCCTATACGTTTGGACCTGGTGAACAAGATGAGCTGTTGGCCTTTGGCGCGCATTGCGAGGCGTGCCGACAGTGGGGCCGTGATGAGCGCGCCAAGCTGGGGCTGTGATTACCATGACATATATCCTGACACCAATCCAAGGCATCCTGGTCCTGGTGCTGAACCTGATCGCCCCGCTGATCGTTCTGATCTGCTTGCCCTTCATCCGCTGGGACGGGCATCAGTCTGTCGGCCCACAGCGCACCAATCCCCCAACACCAACGATCATGGGCGATTGGCCCGAGTGGCTGGCATGGCTACGTACACCTGACCAGAGACTGCCATGTGATACCGGCATTGCAGAGTGCAGGGAGATGCTGGACAAGCGCGGAAAGTGGTACACCGCATTCGTTTGGGCTGGAATCAGAAACCCGCTGATGGGCTTGGCTTGCTGGTTTGGCTCACGCACCAGCGACTACATACCCGAGGGTGTTCCCGGTCTGTGGTCACGTCAGGACAGCTTCGGCTACGTCTGGAAATACTCGCTTTCGCTGGGGCCGGTGTGGATCATCACAGGGCACAACGTGTACCGCTTGATCGACGGTTCATTCCGCAGCGCACCAGTGTTCACCGTCAAGAAAAAGTAATTTATGGCAGAGCCAAACACCACAGCAGTCGTTGTCGCAGTTCCCCTGATCACCGTCTTTGTTGGTGTATTTGGCCCGGTCTTTGGCGCTTACCTGATGATACTTTTTGGTGCGGTCTGCGGGTGCTTTTGGGCGCTTGCCTCTGCCCCTGAGATGACCAGATGGCAGGCCGCAAGGATGGTAGTGCGCGTGATCATGCTCTCGCTGATGATGACCGTGGCAGTGAGTGGATTGCTGAGTCACGCATTCGGTTGGCAGGTCAGTGAGATGTATATCGTTGTCTCAATCGGTATAGCGGCAATGGGCGACAAGTGGCTGAGTGTTATCGAGTCGTTGTCGTCAGCAATAAAAACAGCAATTTCAGGGATGTTTACTAAAAAGGACGCACCATGAAATTGGTGATTTGGTATCTGCTTATGTTGGCACTTTTGTGGTCTGTGATCTACAGGTCTGCATTGGCTGACAAGACAACACGGTTTCGCATTCGTCTGGGACTTACAGGAACTGGCGTGGCAAGCGCGGTCGGGATGTTCGCACCGATTTACGGGTGGGCACCGGATGCTGTGACGGTGCTGATTGTGCTCGCAATTGTCAATATGCAGGTGGCTTTCTCACACTTCTGGCGGCATGGTGTACCACCTCAATACGTCAAGCCTGAGTACCGGTCTGCGCACCGCAGGGCTACTGATTTGGAGCACACATGAGAGTAGCTGAGCTAACACTTATTGGGGTCCGTGGTGATCTGGCAGAGAAGTTTGCGGACCCGCTGACTGACGCGATGGTCGAGTACGGCATCAACAACCGTGAGCGCATGGCATCGTTTCTGGCGCAAATTCTGCACGAGTCTGGAATGCTGCGATACACCCGAGAAATATGGGGACCTACACCCGCACAGGTTCGCTATGAAGGTCGCAAAGATTTAGGCAACACAGAGCCCGGTGATGGCAAGCGTTTCATGGGTCGAGGTCTGATGCAAGTCACTGGCCGAAATAACTATCAGCGGGTTGGTGATGCACTCGGGGTTGATCTTGTAAGCAATCCTGAACAGTTGGAGACGCCGGTACTCGCAGCCCGTAGCGCAGGATGGTTCTGGAAAGAACACGGTCTAAACGAGCTTGCTGATGCTGGCAAGTTTGAAACGATCACCCGGCGCATCAACGGTGGCACTAACGGGCTAGAGGATCGTGAGCGTTTATTTGGTATCGCCCGTAAGGTTTTTACATCATGAGCCTGAAAGACCAACTCATGCCTGCAGAATCAAAAGCCATGCAAGAGCTTCAGGCCGCGCTCAACGCCAAACGTGCAGAGAAGCTGCGCCAGTCTCTGGGTGCGGATCAGGATGACATCGACGTGGCTTTTGAAGCTGATGGCCTGAGCTTCAGTGACCCAAACAAAGCAGGGACGCTGCCATGAAATATGACGTAATGATCGCAGTCGTAGCCATCCTTTGGCTTATCGGGCTTGTCGTTTACGCGGTGCTGAACGTATGAATTTCACACTTA